TGGATTCACAGGATCATCTGGATTCACAGGATCATCTGGATTCACAGGATCTGTAGGATTCACTGGATCATCTGGATTCACAGGATCATCTGGATTCACAGGATCTGTAGGGTTTACAGGGTCTATAGGATTTACAGGGTCTATAGGATTTACAGGATCATCTGGATTTACTGGATCCATAGGGTTTACAGGGTCTATAGGATTTACAGGGTCTGTAGGATTTGTTGGTTCAGTAGGGTTTGTTGGTTCTAAAGGAATTACAGTATCATCTACAGCTCCTGTGGCTCCAGCTGTAGATGATTTGTGGGTTGATTCTGATGCAACAACGCCAGTTGGTTATACTGGATCTGCTGGATCGAATGGATTTTCCGGATCGAATGGATTCACGGGTTCGATAGGATTTACTGGATCAACCGGCGCAGGATTTACTGGATCAGTAGGATTCGTTGGTTCTGGAGGAACTGGATTTACAGGCTCTGTAGGAGCAGGATTTACAGGATCAGTTGGGTTTGTCGGATCCGGCGGTACTGGATTTACGGGTTCAGCTGGTGCTGGATTTACTGGTTCAGTTGGATTTGTAGGATCCGGTGGTACTGGATTTACGGGTTCAGCTGGTGCTGGATTTACCGGTTCAGTAGGATTTGTTGGATCTGAAGGATTTACAGGATCGATCGGATTTACTGGTTCCGCTGGAGCTGGATTTACTGGTTCAGTAGGATTTGTTGGCTCTGGTGGTACAGGATTTACAGGATCGATTGGATTTACTGGATCTAAAGGTGCAACAGGCATTACTGTACAAACAACTGCACCAGAATCTCCAGCAGTTAATGATGTATGGATTGATTCAGACGGTCTAGCTCCTATTGGTTATACCGGATCTCCAGGATCTAATGGATTTACAGGATCTGTCGGCGCTGGCTTCACCGGTTCAGTAGGATTTGTTGGATCTGGAGGAACTGGATTTACGGGTTCAGCTGGAGCAGGATTTACAGGCTCTGTGGGATTCACGGGTTCGATAGGATTTACTGGATCTGTAGGATTTACCGGCTCAGTTGGATTTACTGGATCAGTAGGATTTGTCGGATCCGGCGGTACTGGATTTACAGGATCAGTTGGTGATATTGGATTCACAGGATCTGTAGGATTTGTTGGATCAAAAGGTGATATTGGATTTACTGGCTCAGTAGGGTCTATTGGATTCACAGGATCTGTAGGATTTGTTGGATCAAAAGGTGATATTGGATTTACTGGCTCAGTAGGGTTTACTGGATCTATTGGCTTTACTGGATCTGTAGGATTTGTCGGATCTCAGGGGTTGCTAGGGCCTAAATCGTTTACAATTCTTTCTCCGGGTGCTGGCGATGAAGTTACAATTCTTTGGTCTAATACTGCACTTACATTAGCTGAAATAAGAACTGTAGTCAGAGGTACCACACCGAATGCAAATGTTACTTTCTCGTGGGGTAATAGTAGAGCTTCAGCAACAGTAATTCAAAGTAATATGGCAATTTCTAATACTACAAATGGTAATACGTTAACATCATTTACTAACAGTACACCAACTGCTGCTTCGTTTATATGGGTCACTGTTAATGCAGTTACAGGCACAGTTAATGAACTACACGGTACGTTGAGGTTTACGTAATGACTGATATAGTAATAGTAGAAGTTTTTACAACAACTGGATTTAGTAGTTGGACTGTTCCGACTGGTATAGAAGTTACTTCAAATGCTACTATAACAGTTATTGGTGCTGGAGCTGGCGGTTCAAGAGGTCCTAACAATGGTGCATCTTGGGGCGGTGGTGGCGGAGGTGGATATTCTGTATCTACTGCTGTACAATTAACTCCTGGCCAGCTGGTTTACTTTAACATCGGATTAGGCGGAACTGGTGCAACAACAGCATCTGGTACTGGTGGTGCCGGTGGAGTTACATGGTTGAATGCTTCAGGCGCAAACACTGCACCAACGACAACGGCTCAGGGTGCTCTGGCGAATGGCGGGACAGGTGCATCGAGCGGAACGGGCGGCGCTGGTGGTTCAACTACCGGTGCAATTGGTACAACAACTGTTGCGGGTGGTGCAGGTGGATCTGGCGGAGCTACTACCGGATCTGGAGGAGGCGGAGGAGGATCTGCTGGATCTGGATTAGGTGTTGGTCGTGTGGGTGGCAATGGAACAAACGCTGCTGACGGTGGAGGCGGTGGCGGTGGTGGTACCGGAGGAATTGGTAGTAATGGATCTGGCTCAACTGGCGGTAATGGTGGTTTAACTTATGCAGGAGCGGCCGGCGGCACCGGTGGTGTAACATCAACTGCTGGAACAAACGGAGGCGGCGGCGGCGGCGGAAATGGCCGCAACACTAACAATGCAACTGCATATGCAGGATCGGCCGGTGGTGAAGGAACACAGTTTACTGAAAACTTCTTAAACGGAGCTCCAGCAAGTGGCACCACCGGTGCCGGTGGCGGTGGTGGTGGCGGAGGTGGCACAAATAACAGTGGCACGACCGGAGGTGTAGGTGGCGGAGCACTAGGATCGCCCGGCGGCGGCGGTGGATCCGGTGGCTCTGCTGTAGCGGCGAGTGGTAATGGAGGCCGTGGCGGCAATGGTTTGATTATTGTTCAATATAAATCTCGATCGCGAGTAGCTATTAATTCATAAAATAGGTAATAAATGACATACGGTGGATTTGTAAAAGTATGGGATGGTTCTGATTGGCAGTGGAGAACTGCTAAAGTGTGGAATGGTGCCACATGGGATGATAGACCAGTTTATTGGAAAGATACCGGCGCATGGAAAGCGGCTTGGAGTGATACTGTTGGACTAGTGCCTGCTTATACGTTTAGATATAATAACTGGGGTACTACTGGATCTAACGTTGGCCTCGCCGTGGTTGTGGGTATCAATAATAATGAAGGATCGTGGCAACAAATTTCTGCAGCAGCAAATATAACTCAGAATATATATGATTGGCGTTTTTGGACTCACTCCGGATCCACCGCCGCCACAAATAGAAATATGTTATTAGATATTGGTATTGATACAGCCGGCGGCACTAACTATACCGCCATTGTAACCAATTTAGCAATGGGCGGCACGAATGGCAGTTCGAACTCTGGTAGACGCTTTAGATTTCCCAGATATATACCATCGGGTTCATCTATTGCCGCTAGAGTTCAGTGTGCTGATTCTGCGCTTGGAACCGGGCCTCGAATAGTATTTGATGCCATTGGCGGAGCAAATCCCGCGGCTGGCGTACCATATGGAACGTTTACTGAAACTGTTGGAACTATAACTAATTCTGCTGGTGTTTCTTTTACTCCTGGAGACGGTGCTTGGGGATCATATGTTGAGTTGGGCACGACAGCAAGTGACCTATGGCACTTTCAATTAGGAGTTCAGACCAGCGAGACTGCTGTTACTGGCGGACATTACTATTTTCAACTGGCTTGGTCACCAGCAGGTGATGATAATAATAAGCAAATTATTAACGGGACGATGTACTCATTTATGACTTCAAATGAAGCTTGGCAAGATAGTACAGATACTAATTCAGAAGCACCATATTATCCTGTAGTAGCTGGTAGTAAATTATGGGTAAGAGGTGTGGCCTCCTCGGGGGCTACCACTACTGGATTTAATGCTGTAGCAATAGGAACGGGTGGATAAATGCTTTTTCCAACAAAATATAATTTTTATTATACTAATCTAGCTGCTGTGCCGAACAGCACCCTCGGAACTCAGGTTGTTCCTGGATACAATAATACCAAGGGTTCGTGGACACAAGTTGCTTCTGCTGCTAATATAGCTCAAACTTGTTATTTAATTAATTTGATAATTGTTAATGCGGGTGGTAACGGCATTACGCCTCAACTTACATTTGATATTGGTATTGATACTGCTGGAGGTACTAGTTACACAGCTATAATATCAAATGCTACTGCCGGCGGTGCCGGAAGTGTATCAAATAGAGGGAAAGACTATGTGTTTCCAATAACAGTTCCGGCTGGATCATCAGTGGCTATAAGAGCAGCTTCTCCTACGACAGGTTCTTTAAACGAGCATAGAGCTCGATATATAATTGAGTTCTGGGGCCAGCCAACCACTATGAATTCACCAATAGGAACCTTTTCAGAAACTATTGGATATACATCAGGCACTACCGGCACTTCTTTTACACTCGGTAATGCAACGTATGGTAGTTGGACAAGTCTAGGAACTACAACAAATCCTCTTTGGTGGTGGCAACTTGGAGTAAATTATGATAACAACACCGTAGTTACTGGTGGTACACTTCTTATACAACTAGCGCACGGCGATGTTACTACCAAAAATATAATAAATACTCATATTTCCAGTATCGGAACAGGTGAATCACATTCAGATTTCTTTTCGAGTAATACGTGGCAAGCGTACTCTCCTCTGCCTGCTGGGACAGAATTGTGGGTAAGAGGGCTGCAGTCAGCAACTCCAGATACTGGATATAATGCAACTGTAATAGGAATCGGTTAAATATGACACTTGGTGGGTTTGTACAAAAATGGAATGGATCTTCTTGGGAATGGAAGATAGCTCAGCGCTGGAATGGCTCTGCGTGGGAAGATAGACCTCTGTACATGTATACCAGTGACAGCGACTGGATTCCTACTTATACTAGTGGTAGTGGTGGAGCTGCACCTGATTACTATGTTACAGATGATACAGAACTTACTGCTGTACTAGCGCTAGGATCAGCAACACTTTCTGGTAAAACAATTGCTATGAGCGGTTCTTTTGGAACAAGAACTATAACTTCATTATTTCCTACAACTACAGTAAAATTTGTAGCTCTTAACAGCGCAGTTCCACCAGTCTGGGATCGTTTATCACTAGCATCAACTGGTAATATACGATTTGAAAATATTAAATTTGTATCAACGGTATGGTCTGATTCCTCTTCGGGACCGATACGCTATTCATCTGGAACATATGGAGCACATCATTGGCAAAATTGTCAATTTAAAGGTGGATACGGCGGACCGGGTAGTACAGGACTTCTTTACGATAATGATTACAATTGTAATACCAATTATCCAGAATATGCATGCATACTACCTCAATTTAATGATTCAGGAGTTGTTACATCACTTATTATCAGTCGTAATAATGTTGCCGGTTTAGTATCTGATGGTACGCATAGTCTGACATTTAATAATGTTTCTGGCGTAGCAACATTTTCTGTTGCTCCGGTTTGCACTATGACTGTGTCTGGTGGTATTATTACTGGCACTACAATCACGTCTGGTGGTACTTCTACAGCGACTACAGCGGTAAATGGATCAACTGGAGCTCTTTCTAAAGTTATAACTTGGACTGGCCAGGCCAAGATGACTCTATATACAGTTCCTGGTGTTTCGTGTGCTGGCGGATTAACATTTAATGCTCTTCAATCGTGGGATCAATGTGAATTTCGTGATCTTGATAGTGCTGTTTCTTTCAGTCAATCATCAGATTTAAGTATTACGAATTGTATGTCAGATCGTATCTATAGAGACCATTGGGTAATACCAGGTTCACAAGGTGGCAATAAATCTATTACTATTAAAGACACTATTAGTTCACGCTCGTTCGCGAGTGGAGGAGATGCTGGTGATCCACACTCAGACTTTATTCAAACTTGGATTCCTGTAGGAGCTACAGCAGATTGGACTGCTCCTCTTATAATTGAACGTAATATTTACTATTCTGGTGATACTCGTGGAAGTACTCAAGGTATTTTTATGGAATCAGATGATGGATACAAATATCGTAATTTAAGAATTGTTGGTAATATAGTAGCATCAACCGCAATGGTTAATGGTTTAACATGTCCTCATGTTGAAAATGGTTACATTTATCGTAATACTATTGTAAGATTTAATCGTGAAGATACTGCACGAAATATTTCACCAATTTTATCTTCATTTTCTGAGAGTGGCGCAGAACAGTGCTTCTTTGGAAGTAATATTAGTGAAAGTATTAGTAATGATCCTGCAGTAGCAAGCACGGGAAATATTCAAGTTGGATTACTCGGTGCTACAATTCCTTATACTTCTGTGTTTACTAGTCCTCCATCGGATGCTGGCGCGCCTGGTTCTTGGCCTACTACCAAAGCCGCTATTCTTGCCGCTTTTGCGCCGCTGATAGCTTATGCCGGCAAAGGCGCGGGTGGAACTGATGGGTATTTAGATTATGTAAATGAAACTACAGATATTACTAAAGAGCCAGTATTTGTCGATTTTGCTGATCTATTAGATCAAACTTTAAGTGGATCTTCGTCTTCAGCTTGGAGATTAATTGTAGGATCTTCTACTACTGGTAGTATATCAATTACAAATGGAACATACCAATTTGCTGATGATTCAGCTGGTACTGGAGCAACGAGTGCAACATCTGCGCCTGGAACATATACTCGTGGGAAATACGTGCGTGTTAATGTAACAAACGCGAGTACGGGTTCTACCGTGACAACTGCTACAGTAACACTAACTCCTTCTGGGGGAACATCTACAGTTGCAACGTTTACTTCTGTGACAGTTTCAACAGCAACTTATCCTATTGTTCAATTTGATGAAACAACGCCTGATACTTTCCGGCTTTCTTCTTCGGGAGTTGCATTAGGTTCTGATGGTGCTACAGGCACTTTAGCACTTATGCGATTTAAAGTGCCCAGCATTCCGGCGGCAGAACAACACATATTTGCTTCCAATTCGGGAAGTGCTAGAGTTCAGTGTTCCATACTATCAACCACAGGTCGAATGCGGATAAGATTGCGTAATGCGGCCGGAACAGTAATAGCTAACATAGATACTGCTGGTTCAGTATGCGATGATAATTATCATGATATCATATTTTCGTGGAATTTAGATGATCCTGTTTCTGCTACGGGATCATATGTATATCTAGATGGCGCCTCTGCCAAAGGTGGATCTAGTACCTGGAGCGGCGGATCTGGTGTAACTGTAGGGTATAGTCATGCAGTTACTCTTTATCCTATGGGGATAGTATCAAGTGTATCAACAGTTCCTATACAACTTGGTGCATTATATCTTAACATTGCCGCGGCAGTTGATATTACTTCTGCACTTAATCGTTCTAAGTTTGATCCGGCTAACATTGGACCAACTGGTAAAGGGCCAACCGGTTCTCAACCACTTGTGTTCCTTACTGGCACCGCTTCACAGTGGAATGCCGCTGCAGGTCATAACTGGGGATCTTGTACCGCCGGTACGAATTCTGGTAAGTTTGCTCCTGTAGGTTCAGCCGCTGTTACGGATGTATCTGGAAGCAGATGGCCAGATTACTTTGTAACTACTGATGCCGAGTTGTCGAGCGCCGTAACAGCAGCCACAACAGGTCAAATAATTGTACTGTCTGACACCGGCACATTTTCGGCTCAAGCAAGCATTGCTGGCAAAACTGGAATAACATTACGTGGACAAACATATGGTGTACCACATCTCCAGGCTGGATTGATTGCTACTACTACCACAGATTGTAAAATACTTGGTTTAAAGATTACTCGATTAGCACCTAACAGCACCTCAGCTTATAGTACAGGAGGAGTATTAGAGACTTCCAGTTCTACTAATCTTGAAGTTGCGTATTGCGAAATTAGTTCAAATCCTCTTGCTGGTATCACAATGCAAGATGGATCGAGCGGCTCGCTGTATTTCCAAGGCTATCGTGGTATTAATGGTTCAACAGCGATGACCAACTTTAATTTCCATAATAATTATATTCACGACACTTACCGTGGACATTCAGTAGTTGGTGCTGCTTCTTCTGTCAATTATATTGAAAATAATACAGTTATTGATAGCTATCAGAATCCGTGTGAAATGGCCTGTGAGGCCGGAGGAACCATTTACTATCGTCATAATGATACTATGGGAACTTGGGCAATTAGTAGTGATCCGGGTTCTCCTCACTCTTCTACATTAGGGTTCTCGGCGAGCTCGGCTTGGACTCCTATTGTTGTGGGTAATAAGATGCTATCAGCTGTTGATCGCAGATTCACCGCAAAGGGTTCTTATGCTGCAGCTTCTGGACCTAAGTTTAATGATCCATCAGGCACATCTATGAATTATGTAAATGCAATATTTGCATGGAACATATGTTCGGCTCAAGATGGTATTGGACTCGAAATTTCATATGGTAATTTTGCTACATTCTATAATACAGTAGTTAAAGACAATCTTAGCGGAAGTTCTCTTACTCCTGGTCTTAATTATCATGATCTTGGTGCTGGATCATATGCGTGTAAGAACATTTTCCCAGGATACTCTCTTGGAGCATCTAATGTTAATGGTATACATTCAGACTTTATTGCAAATAGTTGGGATAATGTAAATGCTCAACCTGCTGGGTTGGGCAGTGTGGTTTCAAGCGATCTAAATTGCTACGACTTCCACTTTGATGGGCCTACGTTCAACGATCTTACTCTTCAAAATGTTGTCGCTCGACTGACTCCTAAAGCCGGCTCATATTATACATCTGATGGAATCGGCGCGATAGGCACGGGCTATAACTGGTCAACACGCAGCCATGGCTCTTATCCAACATTTACTAAGCCTAAAACAACCAATGCAGCTGGAACAAATCCAGCTCTAACACAGTTTGACGGTACAAATGATTGGTTGCAACTATCAGGATCTGCTCCTCTGCTTGGAATGACCAATAGACGCGCTCTCACAATGGCATTCTATGCTAACTTCACTGGTACTGATTCGACTGATTGTTATTATGCTGAGAGTAACGGCGTCGACTTTACTATTCGCAAATACGGGACCAGCGGAAGAATTGGCTATCGTTACAAGAATGCCGGCTCTACAGCCATTTGTGATATTAATAGCAGTGGCATATTCACTCAACTCGCAGCAAATTCCTCTGATGTTACTAAGATGTTGTGGGTGTTCTCTATAAATATGACCACAGGCAGATACTTTATTATGCAAGGGAAAGAGTTAGACCCATTCCCAGCAGTCGCGCAATTAAAGAATGATGATATTGGCAACCTTAGAACATCAATGGCGATCATGGGCCAAAATGACACCTCGCCGCCTACTGGATCTGGCTTATTGAATGGCCAACTCGGCCTGTTCTATATGACAGATGAGTTCGTGAACCTTAACACAGCGGCTAATCATAACAGCATTGTAGCCACAGATGGAACTCCTGCAGACTGGGGAGCTAGTGGTTCATCATTCACCGGAACTCAACCAAGAGGTTATGTGAAGGGTAATGCGGCTGCTTTGAGTGTCGGTGGAGGAATTAACCTTGGTTCGTCTGCTCAGAAATGGGTACTGACCGGTACAATAACGGATGTATAATGGAAACTATTAATTACACTTCTACTACTCTTAGTGCACAGATACTAGATACATTTGATTTGCCAACTGAAAAAATAATTTATTATAAAATCAATGTAATATCTGGAAATACTAGTTGGTATTCTACACTTGATATTAGTCATGATGGAATTCAGACTTCTGAAGAGCAAATTGCTTTGGCTAAATCTGGAATTACTCCACTCGAATTTGTAACGTCTATTTCTAATAATGTTGGCACTGTGAGTGTCACTCCTACTGCTATACCAACTACATTTAGTATTGAAAGAAATTCTATAGCATGCAACTTATATTCTGAGAATACTCTTTCCGGAAGAAACATTCTCACTGAAGAAGGACTTGGGATTTATTTCAGCGGCGCTAATAATATCACCATTCGCCAATCAAATAATAACATATTTACGTATGCAAATGCTTATGTTACTTCCGGTGTGATGGGACCTATAAAAACAAAGAACAACATACTAACAGACTGGTCTGCTACAAATGGAAGTCTGTTAGTAGCAGATGACGACTATCAAGTTATTGTTTCTTCTGGACAAAAGAATAATTGCCAAACACAAATACTTAATCTGTCACCAGGTAAAAATTATATCTTATCTGGAAATGCATACTATACTACAGACTCTAATATTTCATATGCACCAGAAGACAGAGACACCGGTCCTTCAAAAATACAAATTGGTACTGAGTTTAATATTGATAACTATGGTGTATATTTTGCCACTGCAACTGATACATCTTTCTCTATCATATTTTCTGCTACTTCAGATACTGCTCATGTATCATTCGGATTCGGTGATATTAATAATAGACTGTATGTTAAAGATTTTGAATTAAAAGAATATGTACCATTTCATACGTATGATCAAGATGAAGGCGCGATGTATATTAATTGGAGTGCAGTCGCCGCGGGAAATACTATCTTGAGTTTAAATTCTAGTAATTCTAATAATAAAATCTATATAGATTCTTCAAACAATGTTTTTATTAATACAGTTAACTGTGGATCTCAACAAGCAACAAATAAACTAGTATTTAACTATAATGCCAATGGAATCAGTGTAAGCAGAAATGGAAATTCTATAATAACATCTTCTGTAGCGTTCGATAAATATATTACTAGCGCAGTATTTGTTTCAAATCCAAATGAATTTGGATATATGTCAGACAATATTGCAAATACTTTAATGGTAGCAATGTCGAATGTCTAAAGATACACTTCATTTATTTAATAATTTATCTGTAAAAGGCGTTCTTGCGAATGGATCTATAGGTGGATCCGGACAGGCATTGCTTAGTAATGGCACATCAACATACTGGGGCGCAGGAGCTGGCTTTACTGGATCAGTAGGGTTTGTCGGATCTGGTGGAACTGGCTTTACTGGTTCAACCGGTGGAGGCTTTACTGGTTCAGCAGGTTCAACCGGATTTACTGGATCTGGTGGTACTGGATTTACTGGTTCAGTTGGTGCAGGATTTACTGGATCTGTAGGGTTTGTCGGATCTCAGGGTGTCGGCTTTACAGGATCTACAGGAGCTGGCTTTACTGGATCAGTAGGGTTTGTCGGATCTGGTGGAACTGGCTTTACTGGTTCAACCGGTGGAGGCTTTACTGGTTCAGTTGGATTTGTAGGATCAATTGGATTCACAGGATCCATAGGATTTACTGGGTCAACTGGCGGTGGCTTCACTGGATCAGTAGGATTTGTCGGATCTGGTGGCACAGGATTTACTGGGTCAACTGGAGCTGGATTTACTGGATCAGTAGGATTTACAGGTTCACAAGGTGTTGGATTTACAGGCTCTGTTGGTGCTGGATTTACTGGTTCAGTTGGATTTGTCGGATCTAGAGGATTCACTGGATCAGTAGGATTTGTAGGATCTGTAGGATTCGTTGGATCCATAGGATTTACTGGCTCGATCGGATTCACAGGATCTGTAGGATTTGTTGGATCAAAAGGTGATATTGGATTCACAGGATCAAAAGGTGATATTGGCTTTACTGGATCTGTAGGATTTGTTGGATCAAAAGGTGATATTGGATTCACAGGATCTACTGGTGCTGGATTTGTAGGTTCAGCAGGATTCACTGGATCCATAGGATTTACTGGATCGATCGGATTCACTGGATCTGTAGGTTTTGTTGGCTCAGTTGGATTTACAGGATCTATAGGATTTACAGGATCTAGAGGATTCACTGGGTCAGTTGGATTCGTTGGGTCAGTTGGATTTACTGGTTCTATAGGATTTACTGGATCGATCGGATTCTCTGGATCTGTAGGTTTTGTTGGATCAAAAGGTGATATTGGATTTACTGGTTCTACGGGATCTACGGGCTTTACCGGATCTGTAGGATTTGCTGGATCAAAAGGTGATATTGGCTTTACAGGATCTGTAGGGTCTACAGGTTTTACAGGATCTGTAGGTTTTGTTGGCTCGGTTGGATTTGCAGGATCGATCGGATTCTCTGGATCAGTAGGATTTGCTGGATCAAAAGGTGATATTGGTTTTACAGGATCTACTGGACCAGTCGCTGGATCAAACACTCAAGTAATTTTTAATGATTCTGGTGTAGCGAATGCTGTATCACAATTAACATTTAATAAATCTTCTGGCCAAATAGCTGCAACTGATACTAGTGGTGTAGCGAATGCTAATCATATTATTAGTGCTATTAATGGAACACAGACTTTAGGATTAGTTCCTCGTGCTCCCGCGGGTTCTTGGAATAATTTAACCAGTTCGGGTGATGCTGTAATATTAACTATTGGTGCTACTGTTGGTAATGCTAACCTTTCCATTGTTCCATGGTCTGGTGGTAATGGTGGAATTCGTATTAGCACTGTAAGTAATTCAACAATTATAGCTTTAACTGACAAGGTCGGAATTGGTACGCAAGCACCAGATCAACCCTTGCATATTCGGAAAGATCAGGACGGGACAACTGGTGTTCTTATCCACAATCGCAATGCTTCTGGCTCTCCAACCGGAGCTGTGCAATTTATCTCTGGCGCGTTTGACCTATCTGATAATCGCTATGCGATGATCTCTTCTGCAGGTGGCTCAGCACCGACGCTGCAATTCTGGACGGGATCGGGTGCTACACCTACTGAAAAGATGCGCATTGCCGCAGGAGGCAACGTCGGGATCGGAACAAACAATCCTGGAGAATTATTAGAGCTATATAGCTCTAATCAAACATATCTTCGTCTGAATACAGCAAACACTGCTAATAAACGCACTGGTATTAGATTAGCTCAAAATGGCACAACACAATTTGAAGTCGGAGTGGATCTTCCTAATGACAATACTAGAGATTTTTATGTCTATGATAGTACAGTAAACGCGGCGCGTTTCTTAATTGATGCTACTGGGATTGTGTATTCATACGTTCAGCATCGATCACCAATATATTACGATAATGATGATACTAATTATTATGCAAATCCTAATGGTACATCGTCTTTAAATACTGTTACAATGGCCGGATTAATCACAGGAGCAACATCCGGATCTAATAATGTAAATACTACAAATGATACAGGTTCATTTTCTGCTCGAGGCAACTCAACTACCGTTGCCGCGATGTCCTTCCATAGAACTAGTACATACGCCATAAATATGGGACTTGGTACTGATAACGTTTTCAGAATAGGTGGATGGTCAGCATCAAACAATTGTTTCCAGATGACTGGTACAGGCGATCTGACTATGCTCGGCAATGTAACAGCATATTCTGATATCAAACTGAAAGATGACATTGTAAAAATTACATGTGCGCTTGATAAAGTTCTAAAATTAAATGGATATTCATATACTCGAAAAGACACCGGACAAAAACAAATTGGTGTAATTGCTCAGGAGGTTCTTGAAGTGATACCAGAAGTAGTTCAACGCGGAGTCGGAGATGATGATACTTTATCTGTTGCTTATGGTAATATGGTTGCTCTTCTGATTGAAGCAATCAAAGAACAACAGACACATATAAATAGTTTAGAAGAAAAAATTACTAATCTGGAGAATAGATAGCGATGGCGCTTACGTATACGTGGAAAATCAAAAGTCTGAAAAAGCAAGATAATTCTTCTTTAGATCTTAATAATATTATTTTTCAGACCTATTGGGAATGTCAAGGTACAGACGAAGATGGATACGCAGGTACTTTCCATGGTGCTACTCCATTTTCACTCGATCAAATAGATCCTGACAATTTTATTCCCTATGAAAATCTCACTGAAGCGGATGTTCTTAGTTGGATTCAGGCTTTAGTAGTAGATGAATATAAAAATCATATTGATGAGCAAATTAACAAATTAATTTATGTACAAAAAAATCCGCCAACTGAAGATAGTTTAAATGATCTTCCTTGGTTTAACACACCAGATGAACCTGTTATAGAAGAATCACAGCCAATTGAATAATGAATGGAGTATATAATGACTACTAATTTAGAACTTGATTCAAAACTCGTTGAAACAACACCACAAGTTACAACTGTAAAATTTGACTTAGATATAAATGAAGTGAATGTAATTTTAGCAGCTTTACAAGAACTGCCACACAGAGTTGCAGATCCTATTTTACGTAAAATTATGCAACACGCTCAAGAGCAAATTAAGGTATAATAAAATGAAAAAAACAACACTGTTATTTTTAGCTTTATCTGGTACTATTCTTTCTGGTTGTGAATCAGAAGTTCCTACCGGACCTACTCCACCACCAGCCCCCGGTGGTGATCAAACAGGTGGCGGTGATGTCAATGATGGTCCAAAATATCAGGTTGATCAGCCATTAGCAGCCAGTTAAATTAATTAATGGCTATTGCAAACACTGGCGCGCTAGCGCTATCGACCATACAAACTGAGTTTGGTGGTTCAGATCCTATATCATTGAGTGAATATTATGCCAATGGAACCTATGTTCCTGCTGGCACTTCTGGTGTAAATGGTGCAGTTCCAACTTCAGGTACAATTAGTATTTCTAATTTTTATGGTACCTCGGATGTAGTAATATCTGTTACTAATCAAACAGTAAATGCTGGAGAAGCATTTCCCGGTACTGCAACTGCTGGCTATAGAATAAGTCACACTGGGTATGTCTACGAATTAATTAATGGTACACCTACTAGTTTAGAACAATGGTGTACACCCACATCAGCTTCTAGTGGTTACGAAGCAAGAGCTACTATTATAACTGGTTCATTTTTCAGTGGTACGGCAGGAACATGGTTTGATTTAGCACCATCAAACGTGGTGGACTGGACTGTACAAGAAACTGTTTATTTACAGACTACAACTTGTGAATTTACATTAGATATACGTACTAAAACAGGTAATACAATTGTTGATAGCGCTACAATAACTATTGCTGCAACAGTAATATAAAGAAGATCTCTAGCATCTCTATTCTAAGGTCCTAAGTTTAGATAAATAAATAGAATCAAAACTAGGATGATTATCATGGCTACTCCAATCACAAAAGCTGAATTCAAAGAATATTGCTTACGTAAGTTAGGTAAGCCGGTGATTGAAATCAACGTTGATGATGATCAAATAGATGATCGCATCGACGAAGCAATTCGTTACTGGTATGACTATCATTTTGATGGATCAGATAGAGTATATTATAAGCATCAAGTAACAGAAACTGATGTAACAAATAAGTACATTACTCTACCAGAAAATATCATTGGAGCAGTACGAGTCTTTCAGATTGGTGATCCATCAATTCGATCTGATGATATGTTTAATATTCGTTATCAAATTGCGCTCAATGATCTTTATACATTAACAAACGTTTCTTTAGTTCCTTACTATATGGTTATGGAACATCTTGCACTTGTGACAGAACTTCTTGTTGGTCAACAGCCGATTCGTTATGCTCGACATAAAGATAGACTTCATGTTGATATGGACTGGAATACAGTTCCTATTGGCTCGTATCTTCTTGTTGATGCATATGAAGTAGTTGATCCGAATACATGGACAGATGCATGGAACGATCGTTGGCTCCAGAACTACGCTACTGCTCTCATTAAAAGACAGTGGGGATCAAATCTCACCAAGTTCACTGGTATGCAACTTCCTGGTGGTGTACAGTTTAATGGCGAAAAGATTTATGACGATGCCACTGAAGAAATTCGAAGAATGGAAGACGAGATGATCTCGAGCTACAGTTTACCTGTATTGGATATGATCGGATGATATCTTGACTACGAATTTCTATTTTAATAATTTCAGTAATAGTCAAGAACAGCTTTTGATAGAAGATCTCGTAATGGAGTCTATCAAAGTGTATGGTCACGACATGTATTATTGTCCTAGAGCTTTAGTAGCCAAAGATGATATTTACGGAGAAGATACTCTCTCAGAATATAACATAGCTTATTACATTGATATGTACATTAAGAATGTTGATAGTTACGAAGGCGATGGTAACTTCCTATCTAAATTTAACTTAGAAATAAGAGATCAAATGACTCTTACAATTTCTGTTCGTAATTTTCAAAACGAAATTACACTTTTACAAAATGAAATTCAAAGACCAAGAGAAGGCGATGTTGTATACATTCCTATGCTCGATCGTTTATTAACTATTAAGTATGTAAATAAAAATGCTGTGTTCTATCAAATGGGATCTATTCAAATGTATGATCTTGTTTGTGAAATGTTTGAGTATAGTTCTGAAAGATTTAACACTGGAATTGAAGCAATTGATAGTATTGAAAAAGATCTTTCACTTGCTATTACAGATTACGATATTCTTACTCAAGATGGATTTATCATTACAGATCAAGATGGGTATCAAATTGTTCAATCTGATTATAACTTTGAAGAACAAGCAAGAGATCCGTATGAAGACAATACGGAATTTCAACTTGAAGGCAGTAGCATTCTAGACTGGTCACAAGTTGATCCATTCAGCGAAGGTCAGGTGTAAAATGTTTGGAAGTACTTGGAATCATGATACACTCAGAAAATATGTTATTATATTTGGAACTGTTTTTAACAATATCTGGATCACACGTGATAGTTCTACTGGTGAATCAATTCAAACACTAAAAGTTCCTCTTTCATATGGTCCAAAAGAAAAATTCTTAGCAAGACTCGATGGAAATCCAGATCTAGCTAATAAAGTCGGAGTTGTACTTCCACGCATTTCTTTTGAAATGACTTCTTTTGTATATGATACAGAGAGAAAGCTTAATACTTTAAATAGATTCTATAAACAACCTACCAATAACGGAACCGACGATAGAATTTCTTATCAGTATATGCCAGTGCCGTATAATATTACATTTGAAATGTCCATCATGGTAAAGAATGCAGAAGATGGCACTCGTATTATAGAACAGATTCTTCCATACTTCACTCCAGAGTGGACTGCTTCTGTGAATTTAATTCCAGAAATTGATGTTACAATGGATATTCCAATTATTCTGAATGATATTAATGTTACAGATACGTATGAAGGAAGTTTTGAACAAAGACGTGCTATCATTTGGAATTTAAGTTTTACTATGAAAGCTTATGTATTTGGTCCAACTAAGAAGTCTGGCCTTATTAAATTTGTTGAAGCGAATATTCACCTCGGAGATTCTATAACTAATACTGTAAAAGTAACCGCTCGGCCCGGACTCACTGTAGCCGGCGAACCAACAAGCAATGCATCATTATCTATTGACTATACAGAAATTAAAGCAACTGATAATTATGGATTCATTAATGATTTTGAAGAGAATATCTAATGAGCAACATAGATAAATTTAATGGTGGTAATAATTTGCCGGCAGTAATTCAAAAGAAAGCTACTACTCAGGTAAATGCTGATTTTGAATATGCTCGTGAAAATATGATGGAAGTAATCAATAAAGGCCAAGAAGCTCTTTTTGATCTTATGGACGTAGCTCGTCAGAGTCAGCATCCAAGAGCATATGAAGTTCTTGCTACGATGATGAACACCATGGTTGGAGCAAGCAAAGACTTACTTGATCTTCAGGCTAAAAAGAAAAAACTATTAGAGGACGATCCGTTAGCAACTCCAAATCAAGTTACAAACAATCTTTTTGTCGGCTCAACGGCAGAATTACAAAAATATTTAAAGCAAAACAAAGATGAGTAGTGAAAACTATCTAGGCAATCCTAGATTAAAAAGAGCAGATACTAAAGTAGAATATTCTCCGGATCAAGTATCTGAGTATATTAAATGTTCTGAAGATGTTATATACTTTATAACACAGTATTGCAAAATTGTCAACATCGATAAAGGACTTATTACATTTCCTTTATGGGATTTTCAGAAAGAAATGGTTCTTTCTTTTGAAGAGAATCGTTTCGTTATTTGTAAAATGCCTCGGCAGGTTGGTAAAACTACTACAGTGGCCGCATATCTTCTCTGGAAGATATTGTTTAATGAAGAATATTCAATAGCTATTTTGGCTAATAAGGATAGACAAGCTCGTGAAATTCTTGGCCGTATTCAACTCATGTTCGAACACCTTCCAAAGTGGCTTCAAATGGGTGTCACAGAATGGAACAAAGGTAACATTAAACTCGAAAATGGATCTGAAATCCTTGCGTCTGCTACGTCTTCTTCCGCTATTCGTGGTACATCACAGAACTTAATTTATCTTGACGAGTTTGCGTTCGTTCCGACTAATATTCAGGACGAGTTCTTTGCTTCGGTTTATCCTACTATTTCATCTGGTCAAAGTTCTAAAGTTTTAATCACTTCGACTCCAAATGGTATGAACATGTTCTATCGCATTTGGACAGAGTCTGAAGAAGCTCGTAATGCTTATACTCGAGTGGATGTTCATTGGTCGCAAATTCCAGGCCGTGATCAGGCATGGAGAGAAGAAACAATTGCTAACACGAGCGAAGATCAATTTCGTCAGGAATATGAATGTGAGTTCCTCGGATCTTCAAACACACTGATTAATCCAAATAAACTGCGTAACATGGTTTATAAACAACCGATTCATATAACGCCAGCTGGGCTTAAAATGTATGAAGAGCCAATAAAAGATAGTATCTATGCAATCATTGTAGATACTGCTCGTGGAGCCGGTGCTGACTATTCAGCATTTATGGTTGTGAATGTGAACAATCTACCATATAAGCAGGTCGCCACATTTAGAAATAATTTAATTAGTCCGTTGATATATCCTAATATTATTCATGAAGTTGCAAAACACTATAATGATGCTGTTGTTCTAGTAGAAACTAATGATATTGGACAGCAAGTTGCTGATATTCTGCATTATGATTTAGAATATGAGGGTGTGTTTGTTACTGCTAATAATGGCAGATCTGGTCAAAGTCTTTCTGGTGGTTTTTCTGTTTCGACAACACGCGGTGTTAGAACTACTAAACAAGTAAAGAGAATCGGTTGTGCTACTCTTAAAACTTTAGTAGAATCTGATAAACTTATTATTGTAGATTATGATACAATTTATGAATTAACTCGATTCTCTCTCAAAAATAGTCTTAAAGGTAATCAATCGTACGAAGCAGAAGATGGTCATGATGATATGGCCATGTGTTGTGTTCTTTTTGCTTGGTTAACTACGCAGCCATATCTAAAAGAACTTACAGATGTTGATATTCGTAAACAAATTTATGATCAAAATGAAAAAATGTTTCAGGAAGAAATGCTTCCATTTGGACTTATGAGCACTGGCGATGATGATTACGACAATCAGAGTAATGAATCAGTAATAGCTAATGATGATAATACTTACCGAGACGAGTTTTGGGCAGAGCAGAAACGCAATTTCCTTAACTTATAAATAAAACAAAACTCGTATATAACCTTCGACTAAGGGAGATAACAATGGCGTTTCAAGTCAGCCCTGGAATTAATATTTCCGAGATTGATCTTTCAACTACTGTACCAGCTTTAGCCACCACTGTTGGTGGATTTGCTGGTGTATTTGGATGGGGTCCAATCGGGAAATTTATTCTAGTAGATTCAGAAAATATGTTAGCGGCGCGCTACGGCAAGCCAACAACCGACGATTATGAAACATTCTTTACAGCAGCAAACTTTCTCGCATATGGTAATGCTTTATATGTAAGTCGTGCTGCAGTAACAACCGGTTTTTCTAATACAGTTGCTGCCGCTTCTGCAAATCTAAATAGCAACTCAACAGTTATTTTAACTGGTAATACTTATGGTATTGCTGCAGGTTATGCTGTATTTGGTGCAGGAATTCCAGATGGAACTGTTGTTGTTTCTGCTACATCAGCTGGTTCTGCAAATACTACAGTCGTTCTAAGTGCAAATGCTACCTCTTCTACAGATGCTCAACTTAACTTCTTTGCAAATACTCTTGCTCTGAATGCTGTTGCTAATAGTGGAGTTGTTGCTCTTGCTAGCAATATTGTAAAGAATGCTGATGACTTTGAAGACAAGGGTCCAGCAAATTCAGCATTTGTAAATACACAGTTTGTAGCTCGTTATCCTGGCGACCTTGGAAATTCTCTACGTGTTTCACAGTGTTCTTCAGCTGCTCAATATGTACGTACAATTGATCCATTTAGCAACACTAGTGTTGGTGGAACATCAGCTACATATGAACTTGGTTTACTTGCGGCTGGTGGTATTAGCATTAATGTTAACTCATCAACAGCAAATGTATTCTTAACTTATGCTGGTTCAGGTACTTTATCTTATGCTGAAGTAAAAACAACTGCTAATAATATTTTACAATCTCTATCTGTTGGTGATTATATTCAACTTGGTAATAGCAGTGTAGGTACACAAGCACTGAAGATTAAATCTCTACCAACAATTACATCTGATGATGCTGCTACTCAAGCTTACTTCTCGATCACATTTGAAGATACTTGGAATCGTGCAGCAAATTACACAGCAAATACAATCACTCGTAATTGGGAATTCTATAATACTATTCCGGCGGCTCCAGGCACATCGCGTTACTTATCAGACCGTGGTTTAACTGTTGTTGATGAAGTAAGTGTTGTAGTTGTCGACGAAGATGGTAAGTTCTCAGGTACGCCAGGAACTGTTCTAGAAGTTTATGAGAATCTATCTCGTGCTTCAGATGCTATTGGTGAAGATGGTACAACAGCTTTCTATAAAACAGTTATTAATGACAACTCGCGCTATGTGTGGGCAACCGGCGATCGCTCTGAAGATGCTACTGGATTAGCAGGAAGTCTTGCTAATTCGACTACATCTGTTCCATACTCTAAGTCGTTTATTGCTGGCCGTGATGGTATTACAGAAACTAATGCTCCTGTAACAGCACTCGCCTCAGCATATGATTTATTCTCAGATCCAACTTCTGTCGATGTATCTCTACTCATAACTGGAAAGTCTGTTGGTTTATCTAACGGAGCACAATTAGCTAACTATCTAATTGATAATATTGCTGAAAGTCGTAAAGACTGTGTAGTATTCGTTTCTCCTGAAAGAGCTGATGTTGTCGGAAGCGGAGTAGAAGGTTCACAAGCTTCAAACATTGTAACCTTCCGTCAGAGCGTACGCAATAGCTCGTATGCATTCATCGACTCGGGTTACAAGTATCAGTACGACAAATACAATGACGTATATCGATATGTTCCACTGAATGGTGATATTGCTGGTCTGACAGCTCGTTCTGATGATCTACGTGATCCTTGGTTCTCGCCTGCTGGTTATACTCGTGGCCAGATCAAGAATCTTGTAAAGCTAGCTTATAGCCCAAGCAAGACAGATCGTGATCTTCTTTATAAGAATGATGTTAACCCAGTAATTACACAACCAGGACAGGGAACTATTCTATTCGGCGATAAGACTGCTCTTGGACGTCCGAGCGCTTTCGATCGTATCAACGTACGTCGTTTGTTCATTATTCTAGAAAAGACAATTGCAACTGCCGCAAATCAAATGCTCTTTGAATTCAATGATGAGTTTACTAGAGCACAATTCCTAAATCTAATTGAACCATTCCTCCGTGATGTTCAAGGTCGCCGTGGTATTACAGACTTCCGTGTTGTTTGCGATGAAACAAACAATACAGCAGAAGTTATTGATACTAATCGCTTTGTTGGTGATATCTACATTAAACCAGCTAAGAGCATCAACTTCATTCAATTGAACTTTGTTGCTGTAAGATCTGGTGTAGAGTTCAATGAAATTGTCGGCCAGTTTTAATAAATAAAAGAAACTAGGAGGAAATAAGAATGGCTTTTAATATCAATGAAATGAGAAGCCAACTGGTCTATGGCGGCGCTCGTCAGAATCTTTTCCAGGTGCGTATTAACAATCCTGCAAATAGTTCTGGTGATCTCAAATCACCATTCTTGGTGCAAGCTGCTCAGATTCCAGAAGCTCAATTGGGAGTAATTCCAGTGTTTTACTTTGGCCGACAAATGAAGTTGGCAGGAGATAGAACTTTTGGCGATTGGACAGTTACAATTATTAATGATGAAGACTTTTTAATCCGTAATGCAATGGAAGAATGGTCAAATCAGATTAATAGATTTGAACGCAACGTTCGCGAAATTAATCGTTACAAGTCTAATGCTACTGTAATTCAGTATGCAAAAGATGGAACCGCATTACGTGAATACAAGTTCAATGGAATTTTTCCAAGTGTTATTTCTCCAATAGAATTAGATTGGGGAACAACTGATCAAATTGAATCATTCCAGGTTACATTCTCATATGATTATTGGACTGTAAGTGGTGGCGCTACCGACAACGCCGGTGGTGAATAATAAGTAAGGGGTAATCACTCCCCTTACTTTTTTTTGTTAATTAGGAGTCCTCATGGCCGAATTATTTGGTTTTCAGATTGTAAGAAAGAAACCAGAACAAGAACTTCCTTCATTTGCACCAAAAGTGGAAGAAGATGGAGCTCTTGTTGTTTCTGAAGGTGGTGCTTATGGCCAATATGTCGATCTTGAAGGTTCAGTAAGAAACGAAGCGGAACTTGTTAGCAAGTATCGTGAAATTTCTATGCACCCAGACATTGAAATGGCTGTTGATGATATTATCAATGAAGCTATTGTTATGGATCCAAAGAAAGAGATCGTAAGTCTTAACCTTGACGATTTAAAACAACCTGAAAATATCAAGAAGATGATTCTAGAAGAGTTTGACAATACTCTTGAGTTGCTTGAATTTAATCAACACGCTTATGAAATTTTCCGTAAATGGTATGTTGATGGTAGACTATACTATCATGCTATTATTGATGAAAAAACTCCGCGGGATGGAATTAAAGAATTAAGATATGTTGATCCTCGTAAAATTCGTAAGATCAAAACTCAAAGACGAGCTCGAGTAAATAAAACTTCTAGTGCCATGGTTAATAAAACTGTAGAAGAATTCTTTATCTATAATGATAAAGGATTTGCTAAAGCTCCTACTCAAGGCTCTACTTATAATGATCCCGGCTCACAAGGAATCCGGATTGCAGTAGATGCTGTTGTTAGTGTATCATCTGGACTTGTAAATGTCGGTGGTGATATGGTAATTGGTCATTTACAGAAAGCAATCAAACCTCTCAATCAGTTAAAGTCAATGGAAGACTCTCTGGTTATCTACCGTATTTCACGAGCTCCTGAACGCCGAGTCTTCTACATTGATGTTGGTAATTTACCAAAGATGAAAGCTGAGCAATATCTTCGTGATATTATGACTCGCTTTAAGAATCGTGTAGTTTATGACGCTCAGACCGGTGAAATTCGCGATGATCGTAAGCACATGACAATGCTTGAAGATTTCTGGCTGCCACGACGTGAGGGTGGTAAAGGAACAGAAATTACAACTCTTCCCGGTGGTCAAAACCTCGGTCAAATGGATGATGTGGTTTACTTCCAACGCAAGCTTTATAAATCATTAAATGTTCCAGTTACTCGTCTTGATCCAGAACAAAGTTATAATTTTGGTCGTGCTACTGAAATATCACGCGATGAAGTTAAATTTGCTAAGTTTGTTACTCGCCTTCGTGGTAAGTTTTCAGAACTCTTTAATAAAATTCTTGAGAAACAATTGATTCTAAAGGGTGTTATTACTAGTGAAGATTGGCAAGAATTTAAATCTAATTTCAAATACGAATATTCAGAAGACAATCATTTTTCCGAATTAAGAAACACTGAAATTCTTCGTGATCGTGTATCAATGCTTCGTGATATTGATGATTACACCGGCAAGTATTATTCACACGAATGGATACGCCGTAATGTTCTGTATCAGACTGAAAGAGATATAAAAGAAATTGATGAACAAATTGTAGAAGAACAAGACAACCCACAATATAATCCACCGGTTGAAATGGGATCTGATGGCCAGCCTGTAGAAGATCAAGGACCGGAAGATACCAGTGGAGCATTAGGACCAGACACAGGAAAGACTTCTAAAGTTCCTTCTCTACCTAAAGTTCCAGATCTAGTTAAGAAACCCGCGTGATATAAATAATAAAAATTTTGGAGGAAACTATGGCCGATATTGATGATCTACTTAATTACTCTATGAATCAGCAGCCAACTAAATTTGCTTCTGCTTTCGATGAAATTATGGGTCAAAAAGCAAGCACAGCTATTGATGATATGAAAATCTCTGTAGCACAAAGTATGTTTGCTTCGCAAGAAGATTCTGTCGACGACGACGATGATCTAGATCTTGACGACGATGATTTAGATCTCGATGATGACGATCTAGATCTTGACGACGATGATTTAGACGATATCGACTGGGACGACGAAGACGAAGATTTAGAAGACGAAGATTTAGAAGGGTTTGAAGACGATGGCGAAGACGCTTAATCAATTCCTAGAAGGTTACCTGAAGGTTAAAAATCCTGACGAACAGAAGTTCGTGGATAAGCACGTTGTTGTCAAGCACCCAGATCGCAATGGCAATGGTGATGAAGTATTCAAGGGTTCAAAGGTAAAGCCGATCGACCGCCGTAAAGAGCGTCATGGCTATAACCCAGGCGAAGACGAGAAGGTCTACGAGGAACTCAAGGGCAATCAGCATAAGATCGATGCCAACAAGAATGGCAAGGTCGATGCTCATGACTTCAAACTTCTTCGCAAGAAAAAGAAAGTCGCTGAAGAAGCTGAAGAGCTAGATGAATCAGCTAAGATCGCAGCACACCTAATCAAGCGCTATGGCGATAATGTTCGTAAGAGCCATGTTCGTTCAGCTGCTAATGATTTCGGTGTAGGGTACGTTGCTCTTTCACACGCTGTTCGCAAGAAGCTCGGTGTCAATAGACTCGAAGAAGAGCAAATCGACGAGCTGTCAACTGCTACACTGCAAAGCTATCGCAAGAAGGCTCGTGCTCAAGGCAACGCTATCGTCGATAAGATGAAGATGGGCGGTGGCGACTGGTCGAAGGATCAGAAGGATACCAAGACTCTTCGTAAGAGAGCAGCAGGCGCACAAGCTTCTGGCAAGCAACTTGTAAAGCGCGGTGAAAGCCTGAAGACTGAAGAAGCCGAACATATTGACGAACTGTCGAAGAACACTCTTCACTCATACATTGAAAAGTCAGCTCAAGACGTTCATAACCAAGCTTATCGTGCCGGTAAGAAAGAAGGTGGTGAAGGTAAGTATGATTCAGGTAAGATCATGAAGAGCCTTACTCGCCAAATTGGTATTTCAAAAGCAACTAGAAAACTAGCTGGTAAAGCTAAAGTAAATGCTAAGGAAGAAGTCGAAATCGAAGAAAAGCTCAACATGGACAAGGCTTCGATGGGAACTGTAATTAAGGATTTCCAGAAGTCTGATGCTCCACAGTTCAAGGGCAAGTCGCAAGAGAAGCGTCGTGCTATGGCGATTGCTGCTAAACTTACTGCAGAACGTGGTGGTAAGCCACTTCGTAAGGAAGAAAAGCTAGCTGAGCTTCTTGGTGATCTCACAGAATCACATCGTCGTACCATGCTTTCTGTGTTTGATAAATTAAATGAAGACAACCAAAAGAAGTTCCTTGAAGCATGTCAGACACCAGAAGGTGTTGATTCAATGCTCGACTTCGCAATTAGTCATAGAGGTGAATAATGGCCGTAACAATTATTTCAAATAAGAAAAATACTGCTGCCACTATTCACGTTTCTGCTGCTAATACTACGATTAAAGTATCTGGTAATAGTACTACAACAAACGTCGATTCATCTGCTACATGTCTTGCAGTTAGCAATGAAGTTCTTTCTGGTGCTTATATTACTCAGATATACTGGGGCCTTGATCCGAACGGTTATGCCGTAATCAAGCGCGGTGCAACTCCTATTGCAATATATGATTCGACAGGTTACAAGGACTATGCCGGATGCGGTATGGCTCTTACTGTCAGTCAAACAGCAAACCTTAGTGTAGAGTTTGTCGGAACTGCAAATGGTTATGTTCTTTTTGAACTTCAAAAGGTTGGCACATTCATTTCTGAATATAATAACAGTTAAGGTAAGAAAATGAAACTTATTACAGAAGTCTTTGAAGACCTCAAAACAGTTACTGAAGCTAGAGAAGACGGCAAGAAGAACGTATTCATCGAAGGCGTGTTTCTTCAGGGTGGCATCAAGAATCGCAACGGACGTATGTATCCAGTTGAAACTCTTGCCAAAGAAGTTGAACGCTACAACGAAGCATATGTAAAGTCTGGCAGAGCTCTAGGTGAACTTGGTCACCCAGAAGGTCCACAGATTAATCTTGATCGAGTTTCTCATCTTATTACAAATCTTCGCCAAGAAGGTAATAACTTCATCGGCAAAGCTAAGCTTATGGATACTCCTTTTGGTAGCATTGCCAAAGGTCTTGTTTCTGAGGGTGTAAAGCTTGGTGTTTCTTCTCGTGGTATGGGCTCATTAAAGCTTAACAAAGAAGGAATCAATGAAGTACAAAATGACTTTTACTTAGCAACTGCAGCTGATATTGTAGCAGACCCTTCTGCTCCTGATGCTTTTGTCAATGGCATCATGGAAGGTGTAGAGTGGATATGGGAAAACGATCTACTTATTGCAAAGAAAGCTCAAGTTGTAGAACAAACAGTTCAAATCATTGAAAAAGCCGCAACTTCTAGAGAACTAGAAGCAAAGAAATTTAAGATTTTTGAGAATTTTCTCAACAATATTTCGAAATCCTGAATCAAATAAATAAGTTAAATTAACTAAGGAGTGCAAAATGTCAGATAAGGACCTAACTGATATCGTTGAGAACGAAGAAAATCTTGACGAATCAGCGGCTTCGGAAACACTAAAGCCAAATCCAACTCGTATTGAGATGCTTGCTACATTTACTTCGCTGTTAGCTCAGCTTGGTAAAGAAGATCTATCGCATCTCTTCAATGATTCTATTAAGAAGTACAGCGCCGACGGTGTTCCTTCAGCAACTGCCCCTGGTGGCGGTCCTGCTCTTGGACAGATGCCAGCTGCAACTCTTGGTGCAGTTAAGGAAGACGTAGCTGAAATGTTCAGCGGCGAAGATCTTTCTGAAGAATTCAAGGAGCGCGCTTCGACTATTTTTGAAGCCGCTGTTACAGCTCGTATGAATCTGGAAACAGTTCGCCTAGAAGAAGAATTTGCAACAAAGCTTGATGAAGCTGTAGTTGCTATTCAAGAAGAGATGACCGAAAAGGTCGATCAATATCTTGACTACGTAGTGGAACAGTGGATCGAAGATAACAAGATTGCTATCGAATCATCGATCCGCGCAAACGTTGCAGAAGACTTCATGGAAGGTCTGCGTAATCTGTTTGCTGAAAGTTACATTAATGTACCTGATGAAAAGCTTGACATTCTTGGTGAGCTTCAAGCTCAAATCGAAGATCTAGAAAGTAAGCTTGACGAATCTGTGAATAAGCAGCTTGAGCTTCAATCAGTTATTGATGAAGCAACCATGGAAGCTACTTTTGACGAAGTTAGTGAGGGCTTAGTGGCAACACAAATTGAAAAGCTTCGCACACTAGCAGAAGGCATTGAATTTGGTAATTCTGAGACATATGCCAAAAAGCTCCACATTCTTAAGAATAAGTACTTCTCTGAAAAGAAAGAAGGTACTACCGGAGTAATTACTGAAGAAGCCGAAGAAGGTACCAATCAAATTGTAGAAGTACCAGCTCATATGGCTAACTATGTAACTGCAATTTCAAGAAACGTAAAGTAATAAATAAAACATCAAATACCCAGAAAGGTAAGGGGAGAATAAAATGTTAGCTGAGGAACTACAAAACAAGTGGAAGCCAGTGCTTGAGCATGGTGATCTACCAGAGATCACAAACGCTCAGAAGCGCTATGTGACCGCACAAATTCTAGAAAATACCGAGCAGGCTCTTCGTGAAGCTGCTGGCCAAGGTGGATCACAACATCTTCTTGGAGAAGCTACACACGTCAACACAGCTGGTAATGCTGCAAACTTTGATCCAGTACTTATTTCGCTGGTTCGTCGTTCGATGCCAAACCTGATTGCTTATGATATCTGCGGCGTTCAGCCAATGTCGGGCCCAACTGGCCTTATCTTTGCAATGCGTTCGCATTATGCTAACACAACTGATTCAAGCGTTTCAGAAGCATTCTACAACGAAGCAAACACCGGTCACTCTTCGCGTCTAGGCGCTGGTGTTGATGCTGCTAACACCGGTGCCGGTTCGGCAACTGCTGTTGGTGCTAACACTGTTGGTACAGCTCCTGGTTCGTCAAACAACGCAGGTAACTCGACCTATAACTACACAATGGGTCTTCTGCTTGGTACAGGCGAACTTCTTGGCGCAAATAGCACATATATTTTCCCAGAAATGGGCTTCTCAATCGAGAAGGTTACTGTGTCTGCTAAGACTCGCGCTCTCAAGGCAGAATATACTTTAGAACTTGCACAGGATCTAAAGGCAATTCATGGTCTTGATGCTGAATCAGAACTTTCAAACATTCTTTCGGCTGAAATTCTTGCAGAAATCAACCGCGAAGTTGTTCGTTCAATCATCATCACTGCTGAACGTGGTGCTGCTGACGGTACAACAACTGCAGGTATTTTTGATCTTGATACCGATTCAAACGGTCGTTGGGCTGTTGAAAAGTTCAAGGGTCTTCTATTCCAGATTGAACGCGAATGCAACCAGATTGCTAAGCAAACCCGTCGTGGTAAGGGTAACGTTATCATCTGTTCGTCGGACGTAGCTTCGGCTCTTCAGATGGCTGGTGTTCTTGATTACGCTCCAGCTCTTAATACTAACTCGCTAAACATTGACGATACTGGCAATACTTTTGCTGGTGTTATCAATGGCCGCATCAAGGTTTATATTGATCCTTATGCTGGTACTAACTATCTTGTTACTGGTTATAAGGGTTCGAACCCTTATGATGCTGGTCTCTTCTACTGCCCATACGTTCCACTACAGATGGTTCGTGCAGTTGATCCAGGCTCATTCCAGCCAAAGATCGGCTTCAAGACTCGTTACGGTATGGCTCCAAATCCATTCGCTAAGGGTACAACTGCTGCTGATACATCAGCTACTCTTGAGCAGGATTCGAACAAGTACTATCGCCGCGTTCTTGTTTCTAACCTTATGTAATCATAAGAGTTGGGATAACCAACCAAACCTGGAGAGGGAGCTTCGGCTCCCTCTCTTTTTATCTGTTGACATTATAAATAGTTATGGTATAATGATATTAAGTCTTAAAGGAATACTATGTCTGTTTTAAATATTCCAACAAACAAGAATTTCTTATCTCCTCTGGGATTTAAATTCACTCTTATGCGTGCTCCTAATCTAGACTTTAACATTCAAAATGTGAGTCTTCCAGGTGTTGATCTAGGAGATGCTAATTCTCCTACACCGTTTGTATCAATTCCTCTTGCAGGAAATATTAAATATAGTCCTTTGTCTATTACATTTAGAGTGAGTGAAGATATTAATGACTATCTCGAGCTTCACAACTGGATGGTTAAATTAGGACCATCAGAAAATTTTGATCAATTCAAGTCTCTTAGACAGGCTCCACTCGGAAGTGCAGAAACTGAATATTCTGATATTACTTTGATTATTATGAATAGTTCTATGCAGCCAAACATTAAAGTAGTTTTTCATGATGCTTTTCCAATTAGTTTGGGCAATTTAGATTTTAACACAACTGACTCAGATGTCAACTATATTCAGTGTACAGCAAATTTTAAATTTTTAAAGTATAATATCGAACTAATTTAGTTGACATTTTTTGCAATCTGTGGTAGACTTATATTATGAAACTTGAAGATATATACTCCGAATGGGAAAAAGACGCAACTATCGATCGCACAGAGTTGAGCGACGAAGTTTTACGTATTCCTAAGCTTCACCATAAGTATTTTAAGATGTTTACGAATGAACGTTTGATTCTTCGTAAATATGAAGCCGAATTCAAGCAATTGAAGTTGGCTAAACACGAGTTCTTTACTATGGGTCCGACGGAAGAAACTCATGCCAAGGGTTGGCGGTTGCCACCTCAGGGTAAGATCATTCGTTCGGACGTGAACAACTACATCGACGCTGATACAGAAGTGATTAACCTCACACTTAAAATTGGCATTCAGCAAGAGAAGTTAGATCTTCTTGAGTCAGTCATCAAATCTCTTACAAATCGTGGTTTCAATATTAAAGCTGCTATCGATTTTGAGAAGTTCAAAGTTGGTATTTAATGAGTGATGTACATTTAAAATTCATAGACAGAGTACATATTAAGGTCTGCGCAGAATCTTCGACAATCATGGAACTGGCTGATGCTTTTACATGGAAAGCAGATGGATATAAGTTTAATCCTAAGTACAAAGCCAGACTTTGGGATGGGAATATTTCATTAATTAATAGGATGTCAGGCACTTGTTATGCTGGTCTTGCTCAACGTATAAAGAAATTTTGTGATAGTCGTGGCTATAGTTTCTCGTTTGATGAAGAATTATTCTACGAAAACATTTCTGAGTTCGAACTCGAGCAGTTTATTCAATCTCTTAATATTCCGGAAAAATACCAGTCACGAGACTATCAGTTTGATTCTATCTTAAAGTGTTTAAGATCTACAAGAAGAACTTTAGTAAGTCCAACATCTTCTGGTAAGTCTTTCATGATCTATGTTCTTATGAGATGGTACCAGCAGTTCGGTCATAAAGGATTGATCATTGTTCCTACCATTGGTCTGGTGAATCAGATGGCCAGCGATTTTAGAGATTATGGATACACTGGTACAATTCATTGCAGTACAGAAGGAATAAATAGATCAAACGACGTTCCAACTGATATTGTAATTACAACTTGGCAGTCATTAAATAATGGCAAAAATAAAATGCCAAAATCATGGTACCAACAATTTGGTGTAGTGTTTGGAGATGAAGCTCACGGAGCAAAAGCAACCTCGCTTATTCAAATTCTGAGTAGCTTACAGTACTGTAAATATAGATTCGGAACCACAGGAACTCTTGATGGTAATCCTCTCAATGAAGCAACAATTGAAGGATTGTTTGGTCCAAAATATAAAGCAGTCTCTACTAAAGAGCTCATGGATCAAGGATATGTTTCTAAGCTGAAAATTAAATGTATTGTACTTAAATACTCTGATGAAATTGCAAAGAGTGTACGAGGAAAAACATATGCTGAAGAAATTGATTATCTGATATCTTCTACTGAACGTAACAAGTTCATAAAGAACTTATGTTTATCTCTGAAAGGTAATAAGCTTGTTTTCTTTAGAATTGTGGATCATGGGAAATCACTCTATGATCTCATCACAAGAAGCACAGATCATAACGTATTTTATATTGATGGTTCTGTTAGTGGTGACACTCGTGAAAGTATTCGAAAAGCGATAGAAGAAGAAGAGAATGCAATTCTGTTAGCATCATTAGGTACTACTTCAACTGGTGTTTCAATTAATAGACTTCATCATATGATTGCTGCTTCTCCGTCTAAATCAAAAATTAAAGTTTTACAGTCGATCGGTAGAATGCTTCGGCTTCATAAAGAAAAACAAGAAGGCGCTATTTTGTATGATATTGTAGATGATTTATCTTATAAGTCACACCAAAATTATACTCTTAAACATTTTATAGAACGAACTAAAATCTACGATTCGGAACAATTTGAGTACCAAATCTATAACGTAAGGGTATAGAATATGCAGTTCAGAGTATTTAATCTTATTAGCGGTGAACAAATCATCGGAGAAATAGAACCTCAACCTGATTACTACAAGATTATAAACCCATTTTATATTACAGATGCGATGGATGAATCTGGAATTCTGGGCTCTAAGATAACAAAAGTGTTGACATTTTCTGCATCTGATTATATAATTATAGATAACAACAAGATTGTATTTAGCTTTGTTCCAAGCGAATCTATGGTCAATTACTATAAAAAATTAGTAGAGTGTGCAGCTGGAGCCGACGTTGATTCTTATTTAAAACATGCTCTAGAACAAATGAATAAGTCTGAAGAGCGTTATAAAAAACTAATTAGCATGATGTCAAAACCAACGTTGAATTAAGGTTATTAATAATGAAAATTACTACACCACTACCTAAAAAGAAGAAGCCAATTCATTATATTGATAATAAGCTTTTTTATACTGAGATGATTAAGTACCATACTGCGTATCAGGAAACAAAGCGCCTTGGAGAAGATCGTCCTCCAGTACCAAATTATGTTGGTAAGTGTATTATGTTAATTGCACAGCGTCTCGCGACTCGACCAAACTTCGCTGGATATTCTTATCGTGAGGAAATGGTTGGAGACGCAATTGAGAATTGCTTGAGATATCTTCATAACTTTAATCCAGATAAGACTAATAATCCATTTGCATATTTTACACAGATTACATATAATGCATTCTTACGTAGAATTGAAAAAGAAAAGAAACAACTTTATATTAAACACAAGAGTTTCGAAAATTCTATAATTATGAATACTCTTGTTGATATGGCTCCTGAAGATAGAAGTCATTTTGATGCGGTGTATATTAATGTAAATGAAAAGCTAGCAGAACTTGCCGAAAAGTATGAAGCCAAACTTCCTGTAAAGCAAAAGCCCAAGAAGGGCGTAGAAAAATTTATTGAGGATCAAGATGAGTAATTTAAATATTCCACCATTGCTAGAGCAATACAGAGAAAATATGTTAAACCCTAGTAATTCAATGTCGATTCGATATAACTATATGACAAATCTACAGAATATTCGTGATTTCTGTGATAAATCTCTTCGTGAATATGATAAGAAAACTAAGAAAGTTTTTTAATGAAAATTGCTTTAATCACTGATACTCACTGGGGTGCTCGAGGTGACTCTGTAGCTTTTGCTGAATATTTCAATAGGTTTTATTATGAACACTTCTTTCCGTATCTTGCTGCTAATGGTATTAGCCGTATTTTTCACTTGGGTGATATTGTCGATCGTAGAAAATATATCAACTTCGTCACCGCAAGACATTTACGCCGATTCGTCGAACACTGTGATGCTTCAGCAATTAGACTAGATGTTATCATTGGTAATCACGACACATCATTTAAGAACACAAATGACGTGAATTCGATGCGTGAACTTTTTGATCACTCGACATATAACATTCATTATTATTCTGATCCCACTGAAGTAGATATTGATGGCTTAAAGCTAGCTGTGCTTCCATGGATTTGCTCTGGTAATTATGATGAAAGTATGCAGTTTATAAATGACACAGATGCTCAAGTTTTATTTGGACATTTAGAATTAGCTGGATTTGAAATGTATAAAGGCGCGGTAAATGACCACGGATTTAGTGCTAGCATTTTTAATAAGTTTGATATGGTTTGTTCTGGTCACTTCCATCATAAATCCACGCGCGGTAATATCAATTACCTTGGCGCACCCTATGAGATGTCTTGGTCTGATTATGATGATCCACGCGGTTTTCATATATTTGACACAGACACGCGTGAGTTAACATTTATTCAGAATCCATTCACGATGTTTCAGAAGTGGTTTTATGATGATACTCATTGGGCAGACTTTGAACATGTTAACACCTTTGATTTTGATTCTGTCAAAGGCACATATGTTAAAGTCATTGTTAAGAGCAAGAACAATCCTTTCTGGTTTGATACGTATATTGATAAACTGGAAAAAGCTGGTGCTCTAGATATTCAGGTGGTTGAAGACAATTTAAATCTTCATTTAGAAGATGATAGCGATATTATAAATGAAGCAGAAGATACTCTTACAATTTTGACTAAGGTAGTTGACCAGTGGGAAACTCCAGTAGACAAAAAAAGACTTGACAATTTTCTAAGAACGTTGTATGGTGAAGCTTTAAGTGTGGAGTAGTTATGACATTCGAAGACTGGTTCTATCAACAACAGAACTTCAGTTTAAGAGCTGAATGGTTCTGGGAAGATGCTTCACACTATCAGGGCGATAACCCAGAAATTCTACTGAAGTGGTTAAAGGCTGCTTACGATGCTGGTTACATGCATCGTGACTTCCAATTAATGGATGACGGGAAATAAATGATTCACTTTAAAAAACTGCGTTGGCAGAATCTCTTGTCAACTGGTAATCAGATGACTGAGATCCAACTAGATCGTACTAAGTCAACATTAATCGTTGGTGAAAATGGTGCCGGCAAGTCCACGATCTTGGACGCGCTGGTTTTTGCTCTTTATGGTAAGCCATTTCGAAACATCAATAAGCCACAATTGATGAATTCTATCACAAATAAGGGACTTATTGCAGAATGTGAGTTCTCTGTCGGTAAAAATGATTTTCTTGTTCGAAGGGGTATGAAACCACACCTATTCGAGATTTACCAAAATAGTGTACTAATAAACCAAAATTCGTCTGTTAAAGATTATCAAGATCTATTTGAGAAGCAAATCCTGAAACTAAGTTTCAAATCTTTCGGTCAGATTGTAGTCCTAGGTTCTGCAAATTATCTGCCCTTTATGCAACTTCCTGCACACGCACGCAGAGAAGTGATTGAAGACCTATTGGATATTCAAATCTTTAGTACTATGAATACTCTTCTGAAAGAAAAGATTGGCCAAAACAAGTCTGATATTAATGAAGTAGATCATAAGATCAATCTAATTGAAAACAAAATTGAACTGGCTGAGAAGCATATTATATCTATTCGTACTAACAATGAAGATTTGATTAAAGCTAAGCAAGATATGATTGTTGAGCTTGAAGATCGAGTACATTCTACAGAAAAAACTATTGAACTTCTTTCAACTAATATTTCTACATTCTTGCATGAAATTGAAGATCATGATAAAGTAAGTAAGCGTAAAAATAAGCTACTGCAGATGGAGACAGATCTTGAAACCAAGGTCCGCAAGTTCAATAAAGAAATATCCTTCTTTCATGATCATGACAATTGCCCGACCTGCAGGCAGAGTATCAATCACGACTTTAAGAAAGAATGGATTGAAAATAGAGTATCTAAGACTTCCGAGATCTCGGAAGCCATGGCTGCGATCGAGCAGCAAATACAAAATCTCGAAGCTCGTCTCAACGAAATTATAGCGATCAATGCTCAAATCACATCACTAAATTCTCAGATCACAGGTTATAATGCTGATATTCGTTCATGGCAAAATTCAATTAAGACATTGAATGCTGAAATCGATTCAATTCGTAATAATAATCGAGCAATTGATAATGGTAACGATGATGTAGATCAATTTAAAAAAGATTTGAAGAATTGTAAAACTTATAAAGAAGAGCTTACACATCATCGACAGGTTCTAGAAGTTTCAAGTGTTCTACTAAAGGATACTGGAATTAAGACTAAGATCATTAAGCAGTATGTTCCAGTGATGAACAAACTAATTAATAAATATCTTGCGGCCATGGACTTCTTTGTCCAGTTTGAATTGGACGAAAACTTTAATGAAACTATTAAATCGCGTTACAGAGACGATTTCAGCTATGCCTCTTTCTCCGAGGGAGAAAAAATGCGCATTGATCTTAGCCTTATGTTTACCTGGCGGGCTATTGCTAAGCTCCGCAATTCTGCTTCGACCAACCTTCTCATCATGGATGAAGTCTTCGACTCGTCGCTTGATGTCGGTGGTACAGAAGAATTCATGAAGATCTTGGACGGTCTAACACAAGACACAAATACTTTTGTGATCTCACACAAGGGCGACCAGCTCTATGATAAGTTCCATAGCATTATTAAGTTTGAAAAGCATAAGAACTTTTCGCGAATGGCCGCATGACAAATATTGAATTTGTAAAATATATTAATAAGTTTATTAAGCATCCTATCTTTGTAGAGCAGGAAGCCATGATCATTACTGCAATGATTGATGGTAAGATTACCAAGAAGACTGCCGGAGACTTGATGGTTAAAGTCATTCAACACAATACTACTAAGCTAAAAGAACTGCTTGGTATGGACATGCAAACACTAATGAAAGAATACGGCTATGATTCGTGAACTTGTAGATTGTAATGATCTAATTTTGAAGCAGAAGACTACAAACTTCGATTTTACAAATCCTCCAATGAATCCGGTCGAGTTATACAATGACTTGGCTGAAACGATGAGAGATCATGATGGCCTTGGTCTTGCTGCTCCACAGGTAGGTCTTCCTTATCGAGCTTTTGTCATGAGAGCTCAAAATATTATTGGTGTATTCAACCCAAGAGTTGTTGACATTTCTAGTGAAATGGTATATTTAGAAGAAGGATGCTTGAGTTATCCTAATCTTTGGATAAAGGTCAAGCGTCCAAAGAAAGTGAAAGTTCGTTATACAAATCCAGATGGCCAGACTGAGACTCGTGTCTTTGATGGAATGTCAGCACGAGTTTTTCAACACGAGTTTGATCACCTTGAAGGAATTGTTCATATCAAGCGAGCGAATCGCTATCATCTTGAACAAGCAAGGAAGCTTCAATCAAAGCTAAATAAGGGTACTCCTGTTACGGCAGGCGGCCTACGAATTAAGAGTCTTACACCAGAAGCAGAACAAATTTTAGAGGCATTAAAATCATGAGTATTGTTTGGGTTAATGATATTGAAGATATGCACACCAAGTATGGTGTGAATGAAAAAGTCCGGACGTTTGATGCTGAAAAGCTCAAGCAGTTTCTTGAATTTCGTGTGAAATTCCTTGAAGAAGAACTAAATGAGTTAAAGGATAATATAAATAATCCTGAAGAGATTGTCGACGCACTGATTGATTTGTGTGTGGTTGCCATTGGCACACTCGACGCATTTGATGTAAATGCCAAGTTAGCTTGGAATGAAGTACACTCTGCTAATATGCAGAAGCAGGTAGGCATTAAAGAAAGTCGACCGAATCCACTCGGTCTTCCAGATCTTGTAAAACCTGAATGGTGGATTGCTCCTGATCATAGTGGCAATCATGGTCTTTTAAGGAAAATGATACATGAGTAAACCTATTTTTTATGCACTAAATAGATTCGGATTAGGAGCTAAACCCGGTGAAGCTTCTTCTATTGTAGATGCTAAAAAACATTTACTAGATCAGTTAGCTACATTTGATGCTTCATCACAGCAATATGCTTTAGCACAAACACCAGACGATTTATCAGCTTATCACGCGGAAATTCGTAGAAGATCAGTACCCACAGGGCAAATGTCTGTGGAAGTACCAGCGTGGAGGAGTAATGAGTGGTGGAACTACAGCATGACTGTTACACAGCCCGCCGGTATAAAGAAACGGTATGAAGTTGCTGTAAGCACTAATCACCCATTTCCAGAAAGATTAATGCATTTTTGGTCTAATCATTTCGCTTGCGAAGCAGGCGGACATATGGTAGCCCATGAGTTCTATCACATTCGTCCCAAGATGATGGGATATTTCCATGATCTAGTAATTTCAGCTGCTTGTCAGAGTCCTGCTATGCTTGACTATTTGACGCACTGGAACTCATATGGAATGAATAGCCCGATGGGTCGGGGCCGTAAAGGAATGAATGAAAATCTTGGTAGAGAATTACTCGAGTTATACACCATCGGTGTTAATGGTGGCTATACACAAGATGATGTTATAGAGTTAAGCAAGGCTCTCACAGGCTATACTAGAAATGGTTGGGTATCAGAACTCGCTCCAATTGCTGGTATAAGACTGGGTAAGTTTGTATTCGATGAAAGAATGCACGAGCCAGGCGAAAGAGTAGTATTGGGTAAAGTTTATCCTGCCGGTGGATATGAGCAAGCAGAATCGATTGTAAAAGATCTGTGTATTACAGATTCTTGTGCAGAGTTCATTTGCTACAAATTAGCAAGACACTTTATTAGCGACGATCCTCCTAGATGGATTATTGATCAGCTAAAAGACGAATGGAAATTCACTGGAGGATGGTTACCAGCTATCTACAAGAAGTTGGTCAACATATTCTTTGATAACTTAATTAATACAGATATTAACCAATCTAAGAAATTTAGAGATAAATGGGATTGGTCAGTAGCAGTAAGTAGATATTTAGCTGGAGCTGGAATTACTAATCTAGAACCTATAGCTTTTGGTTCTAATGGATTTGCTCTAGATCGCACTGGTGTATGGAGACCAGGATCTCCAGCTGGATATCCGGATATTAAGTCTTTTGTAACTTCAGAAGAAATGTTCTGGAGATTAAACAAGTTTATGTATATTTGGAAAAATTTCTTAACTTTAGTAGGAACCACTATGCCATTGGACGTGGCTGATGTTGGAGCGGCAACAGAAACTATTGTTCGTAGTATATCAACTACGAATGATGCATTATCGTCCTTCTTCGTTTCCCCCGAAATGACATGGCGATAAGGAGACTAATTTAATGAAGCAGCCAATTTTTATATTCGCTCCACTACTAGGTGCAATGGATGGACTCGATGTAGTTATCCCTAGAGGCGACCCAGAATTCAATGTATACCGTAGTAAGTTTCCCTTCGCGGGAGAAATGGACTTAGACGGGTTCTTTGCACTACACGGTAAATGTAATGTGCTACATAATATGGTAGGATTAAAAGAAGCTTCTTTTGTTCATGCCGTTGGTACTACTTATGCTGATAGATCACACTTTGATGGCCAGCGAGTATTGCAATCTGGTGGTGACACACCAATGCAATTAAAGACTGGCTGGGTTAATAGATTAATGACGGCTATTAACAATCATGGCTATGTTGCCAAGGGCGCTTCTGTAGTACCTGGCACTACTTCTACTTTTGGTACTCTTGGTGTTTTAGGTGATAATTCAATATCTACCTTTGGCGAAAGAGTAACTAAACTTACTGCTGTGCAACAAACAAGATTACAAGAAATGTGGAAATCTGACACACCACTCATGAGTGCTTTTGATCAGATGGTTCTACAGGGTGATATGACACCAACACTAACTTCGCCAGCCAGAATAGCTGAACTGAGCGCATTAGGCTATAACGTATTTTATACAGAATTTGGTGGATTTGATACACACACAAGTCAATCTTGGCCTTTGGGTGGAGCAATTGATGCGGTAGACGAATTTATAGGAAATCTAAAAGCTGCAATGGGAGAGCGCTGGAACGATGTTATATTCTTTGGTGCTTCCGAATTTGGTAGAGGCTTCTATCCAAACGCAAATGCCGGAACAGATCATGGAGTAGGCAACGTAGTTATTTTGGCTGGTGGAGCTCTTAAAGAATGGAACCTTGCTCCAGTAATTACTAAATGGCCAGGTCTCGCTAAAGAGAAACTGTATCAAGGCCGAGATCTTATGCCTACTAAGGATATGAGATCGGTTACTTTAGCAGTTGTGTGTAGATTATTTGGACTTGATCCGTATTCGACTAACGATATTCTATTCCCTTCGGTACCAACACTGCTTCCGGACGCAGATTTATATGGTGTAACTATAGGCGACGAGGTTATGCCTCCACCTCCTCCCCCACCTCCTCCCCCACCTCCTCCCCCACCTCCGCCTCCACCACCGCCTCCACCACCACCGCCTCCCCCTCCACCGCCACCGCCTCCGGTTATAAACAACGATGTGGTAGTGTTAGTAAAGAATGGTAAACTGCTTCTAAATTCACAAGTTACATTTGTAGGAACAGTAGCAGATTTACCACAAGACACTCCAATAGTATCAATGATAGAATCACCAACATTTTAAGCTAAATTAATTTGTTGACATTTTTTGCAAACCTTTGTATACTGAAATAGTAACAAGGGAATTGGTTATGACTCCTGAACAACAAATGGCACATCATATTGAATGCATTTTTAATATTTGCATCGAGAACGGCCTTGGTGATCCTACGGCCGGTGGTCGTCTTCGTGAAATCCATATGGCTGGGATCCTTGGCCATAAAATTTCCCCAACATTGACTGGGGCTGATGGTATTGATGAAGAGCCTGCAGGGTGTGAATATAAGTCTTCCACCACTTCTACTTTAAAAGCTTCATACGGCGGCATTTCTGTTTTTCCC